GAGCCACTGGTGCTGCGCGTCGGCGGTGATGGTCTCGCCGTCGTTGAAGGTGATGTTGTAGCAGGGGCGTCCGTGCATGACTTCGGTGGCGGCTACGACGGTGGTGGGTTTTCCGTCCATGCCGATTACCTGGTCGCCGACTTTGATCTTGCCCATTGTGGTCCAGCCGGTGGGTGTGGGGATGGGCGTGTCGAGGGCTAGCGCTTTGCCCGCTCCTGGCCTAGCTCCGACGATGTATAGGCCTCCTGGTTTCCATCCTCCGAGGAGGTCGTTTAGTTCGGGCCAGGGGGTTGGGGTGAAGGGTTGTTGTCTGGTGTTGAAGTTGGTGATTTGGTTGAGGCACGCCTGGTTATCCACAAGGGTTGTGGAGCCTGTGGATACGTGGTTGAGGAGCTCGCGAACTTCGGCTTCGGCGTCGGAGGCATCCCCACCGGCCTCGATGATCTGTAGGCCCCGCATGCACGCCTCCTGTAGGCCCCGCCTGGCGGACTCGTTGATGAGTTTGTCCGCGTAGACGGAGGCGAGGGCCTCGGCCGCTACGGGAGCGGCCTGGAGGCAGTCGAGGAGGTACTCGGCGTCGACTCGGGCTTCCGTGATGGTGGGGAGCTTGTCGACGAGGAGCATCGGGTCGAGGCCCTGGGATGGGTTCTTGGCCTTGTAGTCCTCGATGAGCCCCCAGATGGCCCTGTTGCGGGTGTCGGCGAAGTGGTAGGGGGCTACGACGTCGAGGTCGAGGAGGGCGATCCGCGACCCGGAGAGGGCGATGCCGATGACGGCTGCTTCTAGGTTCATTGTGGCGGTCTGGTTGGGCGGCCGCCAGCAATGGGCGGCCCCCGCGTAGGTTAGGCGTAGTCGACGATGTGGTCGGCGATGCGGATGAGGTCTACGAGCAGCCAGGTGAGGACTGCCGGGTCTTCAGATCGCACGGCCTGCAACATGGCGATTTGCCTGACGGACGGCGGGTTGAACACGGGATGCGTTATGGGGGCTTTGTTTTCGAGGATTCTCGCCGCGCGGCGGGCTTCCTCGAAAACGGTCAGCGCGCTGATGGTGAAAAGCGTGTTGGCGATCTTGTTGGAGACGATGATTGAGGCGGTCGCGAGTTCTGTGAGTGTGGTGATGTTGAGGGTGTCGCTTCTTGGCCCTGAGCAGGCGTTCAGTGCGGAGCCGACGAGTGTGGCGGCGCCTTGTGTTGTCAGGTTTGTGCGTGTTGGGGCTATGAGGTGGTGCCACTTGTCGGGGCCTGCGAAGGCCAGGATGGCGGGCATTTCGTCGATCATTGGGGTGTTCCTTTCAAGAGGTCAGGCTGCGATGAGTCCGCGGTCGTTGGCGACGATGGCGCATGCGGCCTGGTAGGCGACCATGGCGATGGTCTCTTCACGGTATTTGATCTCTGTCGGCGTGGCGTCGTCGGTGTGCAGCCAGTATGGGGCTGCTTCTCCAACGGCTTCGATGAGTCGCTTGATGCGTTCGTCTGTGTCGATGTTGAGGTCTAGTCGGTCGAGCGGGTAACCGCTGCGGAGGTTGAACTCTGCGCAGTCGGAGGTGATTGTGATGCCAGCCCGGTTGACGCCTTTGTGCATGTTGTCGAGCTCGGGGAGGCAGAGGCGGAGTATGTGGTTGGCCTTTATGACGATGTCCTTTCTGGAGAGGACTGCGACCTGTTTGTTCTCTGCGGCGACTTTGAGGGCGCGGATGGACCAGCAGAGGTCTGACGTGTCGCTGGTGAGGATGATGAGGTTGGATGCTGGGTCGCTGTCTCGTGCGGGGCGTGGCCCCAGCTTGTGGGCAGTATCGAGTGTGTCGTAGATGGCCTGTTCGCGCTCGCTGGTGCTTGGGGTGAGCATGACGGTTCCTTTCGGTTGTGGCTGACGGTCGAAGAGTAGACTCCCCTGTCTCGAGCTGTCAAGCCCTGCCGCAGTGCTTGTCAATTTTGGCGGCCCATTGAGGCCATGCGGGGCTGTCGGGCAACCCCATGTAGGGCTTCCAGTAGTTGATGTACCGGTTGGGGTCGATGCCTGCGTCGAGGCAGGCGTAGCCGAAGTCGTCTCTGGTGAGGGGTTTCCCTGTTTTGGGGTTGATGACGGGCGGTGGTGTGCCGTCGCTGGTCTCGGGGTTGATGAGTTCGTCTTCCCAGGAGCCTGCCCTCAGCCAGGTGCCGGGGTAGGGGATGTATTGGGGTGCTGTGCTGCGGGCTTTCCAGTTGGCGACGTGCTGGTGGAGGGCTTGGAGGAGCTGTTCGGGTGTGGCCCCGGTTTTGAGGGCGGCCCGGTAGGCTTTCTCGGCGTCGCGTTTCTTGACTTTCTTGGGGTAGGTGGCCCACCACTGGTCGAAGCCGTCTGCGGGCTTCTGGGCGGGCTTCTCGACGGGGGTGGGGTCTGGTGCGGGTGTGGGCTCGTTGGGCCGCTCCTGGGGCTGCTGCGTGAGCTCCTGGGGGTCGTATCCGCGCTCCTCCACCTCACGCCGCTGCATGCGGGCCTCGTCCCAGCCCTCCATGAGCCATGGGTGCCACTTGTAGAGGGTGGAGACATCACGGCCAGCGTCGGTACGCCGGATGCGTGTAATGACGTTGAGCTCCTCAAGGATGTTGAGGGAGCTCTTGACGGCTGTCTTGCTGGCCCCGATGTCTGCGGCGAGGCCCTTGATGGATGGCCATGCGCAGGGGGTGTTGCCGTGCTCGGGGTGGATGTTGGCGCGACGGGCGATGGCGATGGCGGTTAGGCGCCCGTTGCCTTTGATGTTGTCGGGAAGGTTGAGGGCTTGCATGATCGCGATGAATGACATATTATCTCCTTTGCCTACCTCCGGGGGGCCTGGGTTGCTTGCCCCAGGCCCCCCATTTTCTTGCTTAGTAGGGGGGCTCTCCTGATGGTAGCGCAGATACGCGGTCTTCGGGGAGCTCTACCGGTATGGGCTCGTAGGTGCCGAGGTCGTAGACCTGCCGCTCGATGTACTCGACGCAGTCGCGGTAGTCGAAGCCGAGCTTGCGGACGGCCTTGTAGGCGGCGTGCTGGAGGAGTCCGTCTGGCATGGGGGTGGTTGGGTCGTCCCAGTCTTGGGTGAAGCCCTCTGTGTGGATGGTTTCCCAGTCGTCGCCGTCGTTGCTTCGGCGCTGGACTTCCAGGATGAAGTCCGTGTAGTGCTGGTTGTATCCGGGGCTGTAGTCGAGGCATGTCCAGTAGCAGCGGATCATCGCTTCTCCTGCTCTGGGGCGGTGACTGTGACGGTGAACCCGCTACCGTAGTAGCCGTTGCCGTCGTTGCCCTGGCATTCGACGAGGGGGAGGCGCTCGTCCTCGACGATGACGAACAGCGTGTAGACGGTGTCGCTGTACTCTCTGTCTGGGTCGACGTCATGGGCTTCCACTTCGGCGGACATGATGCGCGCGGTCGGGGTGCCTCGCTGGAACATGCTGGTGATGTCGTAGTCGCCGGAGCCGCAGCAGCAACCGTAATTCCCTTCGAACTCCAGGTGCGTGCCGTCGTCGAGGACCATGGTGTCGCCCACGATGCCGGTGACGTACCGGCCCGCGAGGATGGGGGTGAAGTCGTCGCTGTCGTAGTAGGTCTTGGGGTTCATGGCTAGTTTCCTTTCTTCGTGGTGGGGCGGTTGTCGGGCAGCTTGTAGGTCCCGTTGAGGAACCCGGTTATGAGCTTCTGCTGCCCCAGCGTAGTCACGAGCGGTGTGACCCGCTCGACGGAGCCACTGCTGGTGGTCACCAGTGTGACATGGGAGCGCATATAGCCCTTGCTCACGGCCCAGTGGGCGGGGTTGTTCCAGAGGCGCCCACGGTTGTTGCAGAGCCACCCGTTGCTGCGCAGCCATTCGAAGAGGCTGACGGGGCCGACAGGCTCTCCGGCGGCGGTGATAGCCCCGGCTACTTGCTTGACGAGGAGGTCCGCGTTGGAGGCGACGAGGGTCTTGGAGTACTGAACGTGGTGCTTGTCGGCCTCGATCTGGGCCTCGGCGGACTCGGCTCGCTGCTGTGCGGCTTCGAGGGTCTTCTGCGCTTCGATAAGGGCAGCGGCCATGAGCTCGGGGCCTTCGAGGCGGAGGCTGTAGGCGCCGGTCTTGCGGATGCTGGGCAGGACCTCGCTGGTGACCCAGCGGCGGAATGCCTTGGCGTCGGGCTTGTCACTGCGGAGGACGACCTCGTAGAGGCCTGCCTCAGTGATGGTGGTGACTTCCTGCGCGCCGCCAGGGGTGTCCACTCGATGGACGCCCTTCATGTCGGCGTCTAAGCGGGTTGAGACGTTCCTGGTGTTTGTGATCCCGAGGGCTCGGCAGACGTCAATGAGCACGAAGCGGGGTTCGCCGTCGGGGCCGATGAGGGTGCGGACCTGGGTGGTGTTGAACTGGTGGACAACGATGTCAGTCACGATGACCTCCTGTCTTGAGTTGTTGATCGTTGCGGGATGCACTCTAGCAGATAAAGGGCGACCCCCGCAAGGGACAGGAGTAGAAACCTTGCGGGGGTCTTCAACGATCGCCTCCAGTGTAGCAGGTGTCGTTCTTGTCGCGCCATCGGTGGGTGCTGGCCACAATCCGGCCAGGGAGTGGTCGGAATCCGGCCAGGGGGTGGTCGGAATCCGGCCAGGGGGTGGTCGGAATCCGGCCACGAATAATAAAGAGAACATTAAAGAGAACACTCTCTACGCGCGTGCGCGCGTGTGCGTGTGCGCGAGGCGTCGAAGCAATGACGAAGAACGCACTCCAGAGCACAACGCCCTCCTTGCTTCCTCCGTGCTCATCCTGCTAAGCTTCAAGTGCTGACAGAGGACCTGTCGATCCTGCTCACTCCTTGAGTTTTTCCTTTCCTCGGAGTTCGAGCCCAGTGGTCGACAGGTCCTCACCCTTTGTGCTACACTTGCCTAGTCAGTCCACCCCACTGAAAGGAACGAGATCATGCCAGGGGTCCTCCTCGACTGGAGTCGAGACCAGCACTGCGTCATCTGCAATCGTCCGATGCGCCCTCGCGGCACAACCAAGAACGACATGCCCGGAACAGTTTCCCATGCCTCCCATGGTGAATGCTGTGCGTGTCAGGCTCAGAGGAAGCGCGACGAGGTAAAGGCTGCCGCTGAGGAGCTGAAGAAGCGCTACCCCACAGCCCGTGAACTCCTCGAACAGGGCCACCCCTGCGTCATGGGCGTCATCAAGCCCAAGCGCACCAAGAAAATCACCTGGGGGCGTAATGTCATCCAGCCGTGGGAGATTGAGCGGAGGTCGTGGGCATGACTCCCGAGGAGATCGCGCACATGCATTCGGACCTCGTCCTCGCTGACCTGGATCAGGCCGCTGATGATCTCGTTGAGGCCCTGAATGCTATGCGTGAGACTGGTGCGGACAACCGGCCGCCTCTTGCCCGTAATGCTGCCCAGAGTGCTGCTGCGGACGACAGGGACCGGGCAGTGGAGGAGCTGTTCATTCAGATTTCTACGCTCCTGAGCGACCGTTATGGCCTCTATGCCCGATTCGATATCGACACTGTGAGTCTCTGATGGCGTGGCAGAAGAACTCTCGTAGGCGGAAAGAGCTGCCTAAGGATTGGGGGAGAATCCGTGAGCGTGTGCTTATTCGTGATGGGCGTTGTTGTGTTTTCTGTGGTGCGGCGGCGAATCAGGTAGATCACATTTTCCCGGATGGGCCGCATGTCCCGGAGAATCTCAGGAGTCTGTGCCAGCACTGCCACATGGTGCGGACGCAGGAGCAGGCTGTGGAGGCTCGGCGTCGGCGCTATAATCGGCGCAGCAAGGCTAGAGGCCCGCGGCCGAAGCCGAAACACCCCGGCTACTTATAGGAGGCGACTATGGGAGTTAAAGGCCCCATTCCTAAGCGGTCCACTGAGGGGCACCGCATCACGCAGGCGCGGAAGTTCGAGCATGGTGTCGAGCCGGTGAACGTGATTGCCGATAAGGTTGAGCCTCCTGAGCCTGACCCGGGTTGGCATCCGATCGCGATGAAGCTGTGGGAGTCGGTCAAGCAGTCGACGTTCACTCGCTACTATGAGCCGTCGGACTGGATCGTTCTGTACAGTGCGTGCGATGACCTGTCGAACTACAAGAAGCAGGAGCGTCGGTCTCCGACGATGCTTGCGGCGGTGAATACGATGCTCACGAGCCTGCTTCTCACTGAGGGTGATCGTCGGCGCGTGCAGATCGAGATCAATCGGATTGATGAGTCGGAGGCTGAGTCGGCTGGTGTGACTGCGTTGCAGGCGTGGGCTAAGGCCAGGGCCGCGAAGTGACCGGTACGCTCCCTGCACCCCGGGAGCGGACGGATACGCTTCCTGTTGAGCTTCCTAAGCGGACGCTCGGGTATCATGCGGCGGCTTGGATGATGGATAACCTGATTCAGCCGAATGGTCCGCGTGCTGGGCAGCCGTTCATTCCGACGGATAGGCAGATTGAGTTTCTTGCTCATTTCTACGCCCTGACTAATAGGGGTTCCTTTGTGTATCGGCAGGGAATTAGAAGGTTGGCGAAAGGTTCCGGTAAGGGATATGACCTGCGTCACAAAATCTTGACCGTCGACGGGTGGAAGAGGTTCGGCGACCTTGCCGTCGGCGACTACGTGTTCCACCCGTCGGGCAAGCCCACCAAGGTCACTCAGGTCCATCCGATCGACCAGTGGGATACCTGGGAAGTTGAAATCTCTGACGGAACCGTCCTGACGGCCACCGGCGAGCACCTGTTCACGGTCGATGAGTTCGTGGGCTCCTCGAAGCGTAAGCGTCGTACCCTCGACGTGCGCGCCATGGCCCGTGAAGGGCTCATCTATGAGCGTGCCCTGACGCAGGGCTCCACGAAGGCCACCAAGCCGGGGGTGGGCAAGTTCGCTCTCCCAGAGACAGAACCTCTGGAGTTCCCTGAGCGTGACCTGCCTGTGGATCCGTGGGTGCTGGGCTACTGGCTCGGCGACGGCTCTTCGCACCAGGGCGCCGCCACCGCCGATGTGGATGATCTCCCGCATGTTCGAGAGCGCATGCGCGCAGCCGGGTATGACATTGGGGCCGTATGGGCCAAGAAGGAAGGCGGTAGGGCTCGCCAGTTCACTATCCTCGGTCTTATGAAGGACCTCCGCAAAGCCGGAGTCCTCGACGACAAGCACATCCCCGAGGAGTACCTCTACGCCAGCGTGGAGCAGCGCAGGGCTCTCATTCAGGGGCTCATGGACTCTGACGGCTACGTGGACACGAAGGGCTCTGCGGAGTATTGCCAGGTGCGTAAGCAGATCGCTGACGGCATGGCCTTCCTTCTGCGCTCCATGGGCGTGAAGGTGAACGTCAGGGAGTCTGAAGCGAAGCTCTACGGTCGTGTTACCGGTCCTCGCTATAGGCTCACGTTCAAGCCCTACAAGCATCAGAACCTCGTGACCCTTCCTAGGAGGGCGGAGCGGGTGCGTGAGATGCGTAGGAAGCCTATTCCGCGCGTCATCAAGGATGTACGCAGGGTGGCCCCAGTGGATGCTCGCTGTATCACTGTGGAGGCTGAGGACGGGCTCTACCTGGTGGGTGAGACGATGGTGGTGACCCATAACTCGCCGTTCGCTGCGGCTACGTGTCTGTTCGAGTTGCTTGGGCCGTGCCGGTTCGACCACTTCGATATGCATGCCCCGTTCGGTGTGGTGGCGAAGTCGATGAGTATGCCGCTTGTGCAGGTTGTGGCCACGTCGGAATCCCAAACCGCTAATACTATCCGTATGGTTAGGGCGTTTTGTCAGAAGAAGGGGCCGCTTGCTCGTAAGTATGATCTTGAGGTCGCGAAGACGTTCATTGAGACTCCTGGTGGGGGGAAGCTTCAGCAGATGACGTCGTCCGCCCAGTCCATGGAGGGTGGTGAGGTGTCCTTCGTCGTTGGTGATGAGTTGGAGCACTGGCTACCGGCCCAGGGCGGCCCGGCGATGCTGGAGACGATTCAGCAGAACGCGGCGAAGATGGGCGGCAGGTTCATGGGGACCTGTAACGCCTGGGTTCCTGGTGAGCAGTCGTCGGCGGAGGCGGTTTTCGAGGCTTGGTGTGACCAGGAGGATGGTCTCACTCGCGGTAAGACGAAGTCTCTCTATGATGCGCGTGTTGCCCCTCCGAATACGGTTCTGACGGATGAGCCGGGGGAGGGGCAGGTTGGTCTGACTGAGGCCTTGCAGTATGTGTACGAGGATTGCCCGTGGGTGAATCTGGAGGCCATCAAGGAGCAGATTTGGTCTCCGGAGTACCCAGAGTCGCGGTCGATCAGGTTCTTCTTGAATCGGCCGAACGCGGCGGAGGCGTCTTGGATTACGTTGGAGGAGTGGACGCAGCTGCGTAAGCCTGACCGGAAGGTTGAGCCGGGTGAGCGGATCGTCATGTTCTTCGATGGCTCCAAGTCCAACGACCACACGGCCCTGGTTGGGTGCTGCATGGAGGATGGGCACATCTTCAAGATTGGGCACTGGAAGCCGGAGAAGCCGCTTGGTGTGGTGAATGTGGCTTCCGTGGATGCGGCGGTCCGTAAGGCTTTCGAGACCTATGAGGTTGTGGCGTTCTGGGCGGATGTGCGCGAGTGGGAGTCGTTCGTGCGCACGTCGTGGCCGGAGGACCTGGGTGAGAACCTCATCTGCCATGCGGTGAAGGGCGGCATGTCGGCGTCTCCGATCGCCTGGGATATGCGGTCGCACTCCTACCAGTTCGCTGAGGCGGCGGAGATCGCGTTCGCTGAGATTCAACAGAAGACGTTCACCCATGATGGGGATAGCGCCATGGGTGAACATGTGTCGAACTGTCGCGTGAGCGAGTTCCGTGGGCGCTGGTCCGTGAAGAAGGAATCCCCGAAGTCATCGAAGAAGATCGACCTGGCGGTCTGCATGATCGGCGCCCGCATGCTGTATCGTCATGTCAAGGACAGTAAGGAGTGGGCCGACATGAACCAGCCGAAAGGCGGATGGGGTATCTTCCTATGAGCTTTGAGAAACTGGCCGCGAAGTTCGCTTCCGGCGCGTACCGCCCGAACACCTACGAGGCCTACTACGAGGGCAAGAAGCGCCTCGACGCGGTGGGGATCAGCCTGCCGGAGAAGGCCCGCGTCCTGGAGCTCCAGGCCCCGTTCGCGAAGATGGCCGTGGACGTGCTCACGGAGATTCTCATCCCGGACGGCTACCGCGTCGCCGACGACGAGAAGACCGGTGTCGTTGACCTGCTCCGGAAGGTGTGGCAGTCGAATGACATGGATTCGCAGTTCAATCTGGCTGCGAGTGAGGCGATTGCCGCCGGTGTCGCCTACTGGGTGATCGCCCCACCGGATGATACGCATGAGTTCGCGTCGATCCGTGCTGTGGATGCGAAGCATGCACGGGTGCGGATCAACTTCCGTGGCGAGCTCATCGAGGGGATGGTCATCTACCGTCGCGATGACGGGAAGGTGGGGGCCACCTACTACACGCCTGATGGTGTCCAGTTCTGGGTGAAGGGCAACTACGGATGGAAGTCCGACGGGTCGGGGCGTGAGGACTCGTGGGGGGCTTCCATCGTCCCGATGTTCAACCGTGCCCGCATCAACGACAAGTATGGGCGTTCTGACCTGCGTGAGCTTGCGGGGGTCATTGACGCGGCCTCTAGGACGCTGACGAACCTTCAGGTGGCGCAGGAGGTCGCGGCCGCCCCCATGCGTGTCGTGGTGGGGCGCGGCGCCGATGACATGATTCGCCAGTACCCGGACAAGATGCAGGCGTACATGGGTAACCTGATGGCGCTCCCCGAGGGGGCGGACGTTAAGCAGCTGACGGGCATGGCTCTGGACCCGTTCATCAACACGTACCGGTCGTATGCGCTTCAGTTGTCCGCTATGACGGGTATTCCGCCGTCGATGATGGGTGTGTCCTCGGACAATAACCCGACCAGTGCGGAGGCTCTGCGGGTGGCGAAGGACCGGCTCATTGCCCGGGCTGAGAACAAGCAGCGGCAGTTCAGTGACTCCCTGGAGAAGGTCGGTCGTATCGTCGCGCAGGCTCACGGGAAGTCGCTGAAGGGGCTTGAGGCCCTTGAGGTGGTGTGGCGTGACGCGGCGGCCCCGTCGACGAGCGCCCAGATGGCGACCGCCCTTCAGGCCCAGTCTCAGGGCGTGATCGGTGAGGAGACGGTCCGCGAGTTCATGCACCTGACTCCGGAGCAGCTGCGCAGGGAGAAGGCCCGCTCGCTGGAGATGGACGCGCAGGCGGGGATGGATATGCCCCCGGCCCCGGAGATTCCCGAGGACGCCACCAAGGAGGAGGGGGAGGAGCCTCCGGCTAATAAGAAGCCCATCGAATCGGATGACTTCTCCGAGAACACGGCTGACGCTAAGGCGAAGGGCGTGAAGAACCAGAAGAAGGCCGCCAAGTGAGTGAGGCGCTCTTCTACTCCATCCTGCGCAGCATCGTGATGCTGTTCCGGCGGCGGGTTGAGGAGGTAACTCGCCCCCTGGAGAATCTTCCTGAGCCTCCTCCGGCGGAGCATGTGGGTGAGCTGCTGACTCCTCTGGTGTGGGCGGCTAGGAAGCAGGCGTGGGCGGCTGCGGTACTGTTCCTGCGTGGGCAGGCCCGCAACCGTGGCGCTGCCGAGTCGTGGATTCCTCCGCAGCCCGGGTATTCGCCGGATACGGTGCGTCGCACTATCGGGGAGGTTCGCGGTAATGACGGGTCCCCTGAGGGGTACAGGAGGCTCCAGCAGCGCCTCCAGGGGCATGTGCTGGCTTCTGCGCGCCGAACGATCGCTGACGCTATCGACACCGCCCCAGACTCGATTGACCTCCTTGACGGGGCACTGGACGATCTTGATGAGAACCTGGGTGGGTTCTCCGAGAAGACTCGGGAGGCGATCAAGCGGGACATTGAGAAGGTGGAGCGTCGGCGTCGCCCGCGCATGTCGTTTGATGAGGCGTTCGACAAGATTGCTGAGCGTGTTGATGAGGCGATCAAGACTCTGGATGAGGAGGCACTGGTTAAGGAGCGGCACCGGAAGATGAAGGTCTTCTCGGATGTGCCGGACCGGTACCGGCGCGACCGTCAGGGGAACTTGATTGTGCGGCCGTTCGCGTTCGCTAGGGTGACGCACCCGAACAAGAACGGGCCGTGTGGGTTCTGTGCGATGTTGGCGTCCCGTGGCCCGGTGTATAAGACGTCTGAGTCGGCTGGTCTGCGTGTGGACAGATTCCACGCCAACTGCGTTATAGGCAGCACTCGCGTATCAGGGCCGGACGTTGAGGTCGGCTATCGACGGCACTACGAGGGTGAAATTATCACCCTCGTCACCGCCGGAGGACATGAGCTGACCATCACCCCGAACCACCCAGTACTTACCGACCTGGGCTGGGTCGCTGCTGGCGACCTCCAAGAGGGAGACAACCTGGTCAGCGGCAGCTTCGGAGATGGGTATCTGCGACTGGGACCAGGCGAAGATGATGCTCCACCCCGCATTGAGGATGTCGTGGGTGCGCTTAGCGTGGTGGGGCTGACGCGAGTTGGCGGCGTGCCAGTTTCCGCCGAGGAGTTCCACGGCGACGGGGGAGATTCCAAAGTCGATATTGTAGCCCGCGACAACTTGCTCGGGAATGTAGGAGACTCCGCGGGCGTTGAGCCAGTTGCCGAAGAGGACTTCGAGGTGGGAGCGCTCCCGGGAACCGTCGAGGGCCTTTCTGGCTCTGGTTTCGGCGCGGCGGAGTTGCTCTTCGGGGGTGCGCTGGCGTCCAGTGAAGAACCTTTTGGCGTGTGCCCTGCGCATCGCGAGCTCCTCTTCGGAGATGTTCTCCCAGCGGATGCGGGAGGATTCCTTGCGGCCCCGGATTGGGAGCCCGGCGTCGCGGAGCCATCTGTTTACGACGGTGCGACTGACTCCGAAGTTGGCGGCCATTTGGTTGACGCTTTCGCCGCGGTTGTACGCAGCCTCAAGGTCGGGGTGGGGGGCGATGCGCTTAGGGCTGGGGCGCCCGGTCTTGGGGAGCGCTTTGATCCCCCGCCTGCGCAGGGAGAGTCTGAGCGACTCGGGGTCTTTTCCGAGTATGGCAGCCGTCTTTTGGAACGACTTGGTCTCCTCGTAAAGACGGATCGCCTCGTCGATAAGCGAGTCGGGCAGTATTCTGGGCATGTCTACAACCTTCAAACGTCGGAGGGGTGGTACAGCGCTAATTCTATCATTACCTCCAACTGCTTCTGCACGATTGTGCCGGTTTTCACCTCAAGAATATGGGAGGGGAAGGAACAACACAAAGAGTTCGAACGCGTGTACAATGAGGTCGTGAAGGACCATGACCTTCATGGCCCCGAGGCCCATCGGGCCATGAACAAGTACTTCCGACAGCAATTGAAGGAGCGCAAGGCGTGACAGGCACCCCATCACAGCCAGCACCCGCCGCCGACGCCGTAGAGGCGCCGGACGAGCCCATCAGCACCACGGACTACAAGGCCGACGAGCCTGAGACCAAGGCGGAGGAGAAGCCCAAGGAGCCAGAGCCCCCGGCCGAGAAGCCTGAGGAGAAGGCCCCCGAGGAGCCGAAGGTCAGCGTCGATGACCTTCGCGCCCAGATCGAGGAACTCAAGAACGTCATCGCAGCTAAGGAGGCCGCCGAGAAGGAGGCCGCCGAGCATGCAGCCAAGGTGGAGGCCCTGAAGAAGGCCGACATCCCCGACGAGTTCGCCCGTTTCCTCTCGGGCGACAAGGACTCGTGGCAGGAGCAAATCAATGCCCTGACCACGCTGCGCGGGCAGGCATCAACCGCTCCCGCCGCACCATCCGTCCCCCGCGACCCTGCGGTGGACGCCGATTTGGAGACCGAGGACGAGGGGCTCGCTGAAGCCTTAGAGTTCTTTGGGTTCTCCGACTGACACAGAAGGAGGGCTAGATGCCTGCACCTGCGCAGAATAGCGACCAGGTCGAAGCCAAGATCGAGACAGTAAAGAAGATTCTCGCGGCCAATACGGGGAACGAGGCTGCGTTTCCCAAGACCGTTGTCAAGGGAGTCTGGGACAATGCCCTGAAGGGTTCTGTTGTTCAGGGTCTCGCCGGGTCCGTTCCGGTGTCCATCAATGGTACCGCGATCCCGATTCCGGTCGGTCAGCCTACCGCTGGTATCGTTCAGGAGGCCGGTCTGAAGCCGGTCGCGACTCTTGAGTCGAAGGTCAAGACCGTTACGCCCGTGAAGGCTGCGGTCATGATCCTGTACTCGGAGGAGACCGCTAAGGCGGACCCGCTCGGTGAGTACGGTCGTATTCAGAAGGCTCTCGGTGAGGCTATCGCCCGCGCCATCGACACTGCGGTTATTCACGGTGTGGATGCGACCACGGGTGCTGCGATCACCGGTAAGGAGGCTCTTGTCTCTACCACGAAGTCGGTTGAGCTGGACCTGGCTTCTACGGCTACCGGCTACTTCACCAAGCAGCTGTCCGCCGCCTACGACCTTGTCACCCTGGATGACACTGATGAGGCGGAGTACGGGTTCGACCACTTCCTGCTCGCCCCGAAGTTCCGCTCCAACCTGGTGAACGCCCTGGATGCTCAGGGTCGTCCCCTGTACCAGTCGACCCCGGACATCACCAACCAGTTCGGTACTGTCCTGGGTGTGCCTGCTACCTACTCTCGTGCCGTTTCCGGTTACGAGAAGGCGAAGGCTGGTGCGGCGAAGCTCCTCGGTATCGGTGGTGACTTCAAGGATGCTCTGCGTCTGGGCTTCGTGGAGTCGATCTCCTACCGTGTCGCTAAGGAGCGCGCCGGTGGCGTGGACCTGTTCGACCGTAACCTGGGTGCGATCCTCGCTGAGGCCCAGTTCGGTTGGGTTCTTCGCGACCCGAAGGCGTTCGTGAAGCTGACGTCGAAGTGACCTTGTGCCGGGCGGCTCACAAGGCTGCCCGGCCCTTGGCCAGGTGTTCTGAAGGAAGGGGGGATCGATCATGAGTGTGGCGAATCTGGATGATGTGCAGGCCAGTTTGCTTCGGTTTCTCGAAGATGATGAGAAGCCGTGGGTGCAGGCCTTGCTGGATCGGGCTGAGGCCTTAATCCTAGCCAAGATGTCCGGCGCTGTCAACCGTTGTCGCACTGACTTCTACTTCATGTCCGTCATGAAGATGGTCGAAGCTGAGGCGGTCTCCCGTGTCCTCAGAGCTCCTGGCGGAGGTTTGTATAAATACGAAACTGAGGGGACCTACACTTATAGCGTTAATCAGGCTGTCGCCTCCGGCATCCTGGAGATCACTCAACGCGACTGGGACGCCCTCACCGGCGGTGCCAGCGGGTACGCGGTCGCCGGGGCCGAGATGGACGGATACGCGCGCAGGCACTACGGCCAGAACGGCGCGAACATGACGCTCACCGTCGACCCCACCTACATCAGCGGCCCCTCACGCCTCGACGAGGCCGGAGTGACCCCCATCATCGATGATGATGAGGTGACCCTGTGGTAGGGGTCCGGGCCAGGCGGGGCCGCTACCTGGAGAACGGCCCCCACGTCGTCGAAGTCACCCTCGCCATCGTCAAGGAGGGCCGCACGGGCCGCCGCTACGAGCGGGGAGAGACGTTCACCGTCGACAAGGTCCTCGTCCAGCCGTCGGCCGGTAACGCCCTCAAGGCGACCGAGAACCGTGTCATCCGCGGTGACCTGACCGATGAGACGACCCTGAAGATCATGGGCACTGGCCGTAAGTGGCCGGGCGGCCCGCACTCGTGGGTGAAGATCATCAAGGGGCCTGATTCCCTGGTGGGGAAGACGTTCCAGCAGGCCGGTGAGGCTCTCACCTATGACGCCTCCCCCATGACGAAGCACTTCAGTGTCCGCTGCGACACGCTCGGAACGGAGGCCCGATGAATATCGAGGTCTACGACGACGATAAGACGCATGAGGCGATTGCCGCCGTTGTCGCCGGTAAGGCCGAGTTCCGCGCCGCCGCTATGAAGGTGTATGGGGAGATCAAGGCTGAGGCCGCCGCCCACAGTGACACTGGTGAGCTCGCTGCCTCCATCAAGCTGGAGCAGGGGAAAGTCGACTACAGCATCTCCGCTGGCACCGATTATGACGCGCACGCTGAGTTCGGTCACCGCGTGTACTTCGACGCTAAGGGGCGGCGCACGGACCGGCACAGTGCCGTCAGTAGCAAACCAGTTAAGGGCCTCGGCATTTTCCGTAACGTAGTCGCAGCGAATGGGGGCTTCTAGTGGCAGTGTCTCCCCTCCCCTTCATCTACGCCTACTGCAAGGCTGCGGCCACCAAATACGCCCCCGTGTGGCCGATTCTTGGCCGGATCGTGTGGCGCACGCACGGGGACGTGGATGACCCCCTGAACGAGCTCGTGTGCCGCGTCCAGATGACGATTTCGAGGACGCATGATTCGGGGCCACGGTTCGCGGCCGTTCAGATTCGTGCCCGCCTGTATATGACTGGGCCGGATGGGGATGAGGTATCCGATGCCAGTGACGCCCTGGTTATGGCGCTCGATAAGGCTTGGCGGGACGGGACGGTCACCGCTGAGGGGTGGGCCACCTACCTTGAGTGGACCCAGCTGCCCACACCCGAGACGGATATGGGCACGACGGCAGATTACACCAATATGGTCTCGTCGCTTCAGGTGACGGCCAGGAAGGAGGGGTAGTGGCTACCCTCGCAAACAGCAAGATTCAGATCGCCGGTATTGGGCACGTCTACTACGGTGCGCCCGATACTGAGGCCCCGAATCTCGACGGCTACGTTTTCGGGAATGGTTCGACCCTGGAGGCGTCCGGTTGGACGTGGCTGGGCGACACCTCCTCGGAGAATCTCATTGAATTCGAGACGGACGGTGGTGACACGAGTACCAAGCGCACTTGGGATCGTGAGAGCGTCCGCTCGACTCGTGAGTCCGTCACCAACAAGGTGACCATCAACGCCGTGAACCTCGGGGAGGACGTCATGCGCGTGGCGTTCCCCGGGTCCACCTACGACCCCGTGAAGCGGGCCTGGGATATCGAGCTCGACGCCTCCAGCGAGAAGGCGATCCTCGTGGTCGTCGTCGACGGCCAGCTCGTCAGCGGCTTCCTGTTCCGTCGCGTCTCCCTCGCCGGAAACATGCCCTCCCTGAAGCTCGACAACTTCACCGAGGTCAAGATCGCTGGCACCATGCTGTCGCCCGCTTCCGGTAAGAAGCGCGTCCAGATGCTTGAGCCGCGCGTCGCCACCGGTGTCGGTACCGCGAAGCCCACCATCACGACCCTGGCCCCCGCGGCCGGTACGGTCGGTGCGAAGGTCGTCATCACCGGAACCGACTTCGATGGTGCCCGCTCCGTCAAGTTCGGTAACACGGAGGCCACCTTCGAGAAGGATTCGGCTACGCAGATCACGACCTACGTGCCCGCCGGGGTGCCTAAGGGTCCCGCGAACGTTGTTGTTACGAACAACATCGACGCGTCCGACGCGAAGCAGTTCACGGTCAACTGACCGGTTTTCTCCGGCCTGCCCCCATCTCAGGGGTGTATGGGGGCAGGCCGGTCACACACCCCTAACACCCCGAGAAGGAGCAGGACATGGAGCCTGAAGAGACCACCACCGTTGAGCGGGAGCTCGCTTTCTCCGAGATGGAGGGGAGCGAGATGTTCAAACCGATCAGCTCCCTGCGGGCGTCGCAGCGCCTTCGCCTGGCCGCGAAGGTTATGCCGCTCGCTGAGACTGGCGACGATCTCACGGCCGAAGACATCACGTGCTTCGCTGACCTCATGGACTACCTGGAGGACGGCGGCTTCATCACCGACCTTGAGGCTTGGGGCAAGTTCTTCGACGAGAAGGGCCTCCAGGGGGCCATGAAACTGGCGATGACCTACGCGGGGGAAGCCATCGGCGTTCGGCTGTAAATGATTTCTTCAAGGAGAACCCTGATGCGGCAGCAGATTTCTGGGCACTGTACCGGATTGATGTGTTTGGTCCGTATCGGCTTCCCCTTGTTGAAACTCTGCTCGAACGCCTACCCCATGAGCCGTGGAGCCTGTACCGCGCCAAACAGTTGGGCGGGGACCACTGGTTCGGCTACTCGGCGGACTCTGAGCGTCTCAATGCTCTTATTGATGGGCAGACGCTTCAGACTAAGGCGACGGGTTGGGGGGCAGCTCAGCTCACTGATGCTGAACGTGCTCCTCGCCCGCTCCAGGAGGATTCCTCCACAGTAGTATCAACTAGGGACACTAACGCGATGGCGGCAGTGTTCGCGGCAATCGGATGAGAGGTCGGGGATGCCCGGTAAAGGAGAAGTTGGTAAGCTTCACGTTAAGGTCATCCCCGATCTCTCTCGGTTCGCGGAGGACCTGAAGAAGAAGCTCAAGCGGATTCAGAAGCAGGTCGGTGAGCTTGAGGTTGAGTTCAAGGCCGATGTCAACCTCAATGAGGAGTCGCTGAAGAAGGCCAAGGAGAAGGTCGAGAAGACCGACGCCAAGGTCGATACCAGTGTCGTGCTGGAGCAGCGTACGCTCCAAGCTCTGAAGCAGAAGATTCAGAACATCAAGTCCGAGGTGAATGTTCGGGCGGACTTGAGTGAGGAGCAGAAGCAGAAGCTCAAGCAGCAGCTCGATGGGCTGCGGTCGAAGATTAACCTTTCGACCAGGCCCCAGGACTTGGCGAAGATCAAGAATGATGTTCGTCTGGCTGCGAAGGACGTGAAAGCTGAGATCAACGCGTCTGAGCGGTCGATGCAGCAGATCAAGCATTCCCTGTCCGCGTTGAAGGCGGATATTCCGGTGGATGCGAAGCTGTCGAAGTCGGCGAAGGCTGAGCTGAAGAAGCGGATCGAGGAAATCCACCATAAGATCGACGTTGATGCGCACCTTTCGGAGGAGTCGAAGAAGAAGCTCAAGCATGAGCTGAAGAAGCTTGATGGTAAGGCCACCGTTAATGCTGACCTTGATGACGGTAAAGCTAGATTCGATCTGAAGAGGCTGCTGCGGCCCAGGAAGTTGACGATTAACGTTCACCTTGGGAAAGCGGCCCTCGCCCGCGCACTTGCGCAAATCAAGGCGTTGGCGGGCGGGAATATCTTCGAGAACATCGGCCGGAACCTGAACGACATGCTCAGGAACCTGGATACGGCGGCCCTGAAGTTCGCTACGTTGGGTACCGCCATCGGGGGGATCATCTCAGTTGCGGGGGGAGGTATCGGGATCATTTCCTCCCTCGCTGTGGGGCTCGCTAAGGCAACCCCGGCGCTCCTGGCCCTCCCGGGGGTTATGGGCGCCGCCGGAGCTGGTGTGGGTATCTTCATCGCGGCGATGAAGGATGCCAAAGAGGTTTTGGAGGACTTGAAGCCCCAGTTCGAGGCCCTCCAGGCGTCCATCTCCACGTCGTTCTGGGATCAGGCTGCCGGTAGTATCCGCAACTTCGCTACCGGGGCGATTGGTGCGCTGACACCGATCATCACTGAGGTAGCGGCTGAGATGGGTGTGATGACGGCCGCCGTCGCGGAGGCCGCTAACAACCACATCCCGGGGTTCGAGCGGTCCCTGACCTACCTGCGTGACGCCCTGAGCGTTGGTGGGGCGGGCGCGGCGGCGTTCACGAATGGGCTCCTCACCCTCGGGGAGGTGGGTGCGAAGTACCTGCCGGAGATCGCCGTATGGGCGAACAACCTCGCGTTCTCCTTCGAGGCTTGGGCCACGAAGGCCGCCGAGTCGGGGAAGATGGACCAGTCGATCCGGTCCGCGGCCCGCGCGTTCGGAACGCTGAAGGACATCGTCGTCGATCTCGGTGGGATCATCGGTGGCCTGTTCAAGGCGATGGCTGCGGGGTCCGCCCCGATCGATTCGATCGCCGCGGCCCTGGACAAGGCGAACAAGGCCGTGAACGGGCCACTGTTCCAGTCGACGCTGACTCAGGTGTTCTCAGCCATGGGGGAGGCCGCTGGGCATGCGTTCGCCGGGGTCGGGTCTTTGGGTGAGGCGTTCGTGTCGCTGGCCCCAACACTGTCGCTGATCCTCCCGCTGATTGGGCAGATCATCGAGGTGGGGCTGAAGGGCATCTCTACGGCTCTTCAGGACCCGGCGTTCCAGGAGGGCCTCATCATGTTCTTCGAGGGCGTGCTACAGGCGGTGCAGGCCCTTGCCCCGGCGATGCCCGCCTTGGCGCAGGCGTTCGGTGCGGTCGCGTCGGTTATGGGGACTCTGCTGGCGGCGGTGGCGCCATTGGTGGCGACTCTGATTGAGCAGTTGGCGCCGGTGTTCTCTCAGCTGGCGGTGCTGCTGACCCCGATTATTCAGCAGCTCGGCGAGTTGCTGATGCCGGTGATTCAGGCGCTCGGGCCGATCCTTCAGGAGTTGTTCACGCAGCTGGCGCCGATCATCAATGAGCTGTTGGCGGCGCTGGTCCCGTTGATTCCGCCGATCGTTGAGGCCATTACTGGTCTACTGATTCCGGCGTTCCAGCTGATTGGGACGGTTGTGCAGGCGTTGATGCCGATCGTGACGGTGATCTTCAATACGATCGCTGGCGTGATTACGGCGGCGATGCAGGTCATCCAGGGCATCATCAACGTGGTGCTTGGCATCATTAAGGGCGACTGGTCCTTGGTGTGGGAGGGTATCAAGCAGATCGCCAGCGGGTTCTGGAACTTCTTCGTCACCGCGTGGACAGGTTTCGGGAACATGATCGTGGCGATCGCGAAGGCCGCGTGGAGTCTGCTCGGGAACGCTATCAGTGCCGGGTGGGAGCTTATTAAGTCCGGCGTGTCGGCCGCCTGGAACGGCATCATCAACGCCATCACCAACCACATCACTTCGGTTGTGAACACGGTGAAGGGGCTGCCGAACTCCATCAAGAACATCTTCTCCAACGCGGGAAGATGGTTGTGGGATGCCGGTAAGAAGGTCATTCAGGGGCTCATCGACGGCGTGAAGTCGAAGTTCGCGTCGGTGCAGAACAGTCTGAAGTCGCTGACGAGTAAGCTGCCTTCGTGGAAGGGGCCTGAGCAGACTGATAAGACCATCCTGAGGAAGGCGGGCCGCCTGGTCATGCAGGGCTTCCAGGAGGGCCTGGAGGAGTCCTATGGGAATGTGAAGAGCTCTCTGACCGATTTCACCAGTGACCTGACGATGGATGTGGCCCCGAAGATGGCCGCGAACGTGACCGGGGACTACAGCAAGGCCGTGAAGCAGTCCGGTGGGGAGAACAAGACGGTCGGTGGCCGCCTGGTCCCGGCGGAGAACCGCGGCCACGGGACGGTCGTCAACATTACGAATAACTACCCGCAGGCGCAGCGCGACTCCCAGACCAGGGATGATGTCGCTGATGGTATTCGTCTCGCGGGTGCCCTGTAGGATGGTGGTATGAGCAGCGAGTACGCCCTGGATGGGGTTGACCTGGACCAGCCGGGTAGGTGGCGTGTCATGGAGGGGACGCTCCTACCGGCTATCCCGGCCCCGAGACTGTCGTCTACGGAAGTTCCTTCCCGTAGCGGGGTGCTCGACGGGGTGGGGGAGGTCTGGGGGACGTTCACCGTGACGATCGCGTTCATGGTTGAGGGGGCCACCCGGGCGGCCCTGGAGCAGAACTGGGTCGCGCTACAGGCTCGCCTGCGTGGCGTTTCCCGCCTCTCCACCCTCACCTACAAGCCCGACGGCGTTGGGGCCAGGGACGCCCTCGTGAGGCTTCAGAGCATAGCCCAGCCGACCTACCGTCACCGCGAGTGGATCATCGAGACGGTCGCGGTGTTCGAGGCCGTGGAAGGCGTCTGGAAGGACCGCGAGTACACGGTGCAGGAGCTCTCCGACATGAAGTTCCTGTCCGGCGGCTCCGCCCCCATCACGGACGCGCAGATCATGCTGCTGCCCACGAGCAACGCGGTCACCGTCCTGGACCAGGTATCCGGGACTACGCTCTCATGGCGCGGCACCGTCACTGGCGGCCAGCGCATCCTCATCGACGTAGCTACCTACTATGCGGTCAAGCAGGCCCATGACGGGTGGGATATCGCCCCCACGAACACGGACGTGTCCGGGGAGATAAACATGTCCCCCGGCGGGTTCAGGCTGACGCCAGGACCGGACGGGAAGATCACCGTCCTCGTCACCGGCGGCACCGGGTACGCCCGGGCCAGGAAGGCGTACTAATGATTAGGGCTTTCCACCATGGGATGGCGATCCAGGCCGTCGCCTACCGTGTCGGCGGGGAGCGCATCGGTATCCTCCCCGATTCCCTGGACATGACGGTCACATGCCCTAGGGGGCAGGCGGCGACCCTCCAGATGAACTACGCGCCCAGCAGTAAAGCAGTCCGCGGGCACCTTCTGGAGGAGGAGATCGAGGTCGCTATCGAGGCGACCTTCGATGGCCGTAACTGGCGTGAGATGCCGGACTCCCGGTTCGTGACCCAGAAGACCGAGTCGAACATCAAGAATCCGGGCACGGACTCCCGCACCGTCGAAGCGATCCACGTGAGCGATTACCTGAAGGAGGCGCTCGTCTGGTCCGTCCCCGCGGGAAGCGAGGACAAGGAGGGGAAGTACAAGTTCTTGTCCCGGAACCCGGGCGAGATTCTCCGCACTGTGTGGGACGCTGCCGTGGCGCGCGGCTGGGGTAAGGGCCTCACTTTAGACTGTACGACGAAGGCCGACTCGGCGAACCATCCGTGGGCGAAGATCGTCACCTTGTACTTTGACCCGTCGATCAGTATCCTCCAGATCGTTGATTCTCTGCGTGACCTGGGGATGATCGACACCGTGTGGCAGGGCCGCACCCTGAAGGTGTACAACGCGGACAGCTCTCAGGCCCGCGACCTCACGGCAAGCGTGCGCTGGCCCCTGTCCACGATGCTCACCGGTGCCCCCGAGGCCAAGACCTGGGGGGACATGTGCACCGACGTCCTCGTCAAAGGGGAGGGCGGCCGCAAGTGGCGAATCCACAATGACCTGGCCCCCACCAGCATGCGGCGGATCGAGAAGATCGTCGAGGCCGGTGGTGTGGAGCTGGAGGCCACCGCCAGGCTCGTGGCTGAGGCGACCCTGAAATCCGGCGCCCACGTGAGCGAGCAGATCAAGCGTGAGTGGAAAGCCACCGACGTGCACCTCCTCCCGTGGGAGGACTACCGTCTCGGCGACTGGATCATGGTGGAGCGCCTCAGCGGGATGGAGAAGCTCCAAGTCGTCCAAATCAGTATCACGAAGGGCGCCAACGGGGTCACCGGGCACACGACGTTCGGGACGGTCCTCGACTCGCTCCTGGGCCGTCTGACGAAGCGCACGAAGGGCATCGTTGGCCTCGCCACTACGCCGACGGGGCAGAAACCCACCCCGGACGTGAAGAAGAACTGGCCCCGCAAGCCCGAGGGCCTCGTGGTCTCCTCCCGCGCGATCATCCAGGCGAACGGGTTCCCCGCCGCTGTCGCATCCCTGTCCTGGGGGCCGGTAACGACGGATACGCAGAACGTCGCCGTCGAGGTCACCGGCTATGAGATCGCAGTCTGGGAGGAAGGCGCGAACGCTGGGCCGTCGTTCACCACCAGGTCGAATCAGGCGTCCATCGGCCCGTTCGCCCCGGGGTCGAAGCAGCGGTTCTGGGTGCGCGCCACCAACAATGATGGTGTGGGGAACTGGTCGGATGAGGTGAAGGCGACGATGGCCTTCGATGTGGAGCCGCCGCCGGTTCCGTCGAAGCCTGTCGTGTCTCAGACGCTCGGCGTGTTGAATGTCTACTGGGATTTCAAGGGTTCCCGGGGGGAGAATATGCCCCTCGACTACCGGGGCGTGGAGGTCAGTGTCCAGCACCCGGGCAGGCCAGCTGAGGCTGTCACGGATATGCCAACCCCCATGCAGCGGACAGCGATCGCTGGTTTGGAGATTCGCGACTATGAGGTGAAGCTCCGCTCCTACGACCGTTCCGGGAATAAGTCGGACTGGTCAGCGGGTGCGACGATCAAGCTTGAGCAGAACATTGACGCTGACGCTATCGCTAAGCAGGTTGAGGATAAGCTCAAGGGCTCGGATGCGCTTCAGCAGGCCGCCCGCGAGGGGACTCTGAAGGAGATGAAGCATCTCACGGAGTCGATGACTCAGGTGGCTGAGTCGCTGGTGAGCGCCGGGCCTATCCCGCCGGATGAGGGTAAGATTGGGGCGAGTATCTGGGTGGCTCCTGATGCCCGCGTGTTCGTTCTCCGAGCAGAAGGAGATAAGTAGTGCAGCCGTATGTAGCCACTAAGCAGTGGAAGGACGGCTTTGGTGCGGGGGAGACTCGCATCACTGCCTCTGACCTGACCCGCATGGAGTCTGGTATTAGTGCCGCCACCCAGGGTGTGACGAACTTGGAGACCCGGGTCGGGACTCTGGATTCGTCGGTCACCTCCCGCCTACAGGCCATGCGGGACGCCATCATGGAGGCAGCTAGGGCGCTCATCCCGGTTGGGACGATCATCCCGTTCGCCGGTTCCTCCGCCCCGGAGGGGTGGTTCACGTGTAACGGTCAGCTGTTGAACCGGAACACGTACGCGAAGTTGTTCGCCGTGATCGGCACGACATATGGGTCGACGACTGGGGATAATTTCAGGGTGCCAGATATTCGGGATCGGTTCCCCACCGGCGCTGGGGCCTCCTACTCCATCGGCGCGACCGGCGGTGTCGCACAGGTGGTCCTCACGACCCAGCAGCTCCCCGGCCACACGCACGACATCGGCGGTAAAGCCGGGACGGCCATGATGAACGGTGTCGGCATGTACGTATCGAACCTGGCCTCAGGAACCGGGTGGCAGGCGCTCTCAACGACTGAGCAGGGCTCCGCGTCCGGCCTGATAGCTAAGGCAACCGGTGGCGGGCAGGCACACGAGAACCGGCCCCCGTACATTGCGTTCCCCTTCATCATTAAGGCGTCCTGATGCCCGGCCCCCAGAACCCGGCCGCAGCGGACCCAAAAGCTAGGGGCGGCCAGTACGTAACCAGCCCGGGGTTCGCGTCCCCAGGCCAGTCGACGCCCTCGCACTCACGGACAGCCCCAGACTCGACGGTCGTCTACAGCCCCAAGGGCTGGAAGTGGGAGGAGGCTGGGGATAACTACAGTCTCGCTGCCTCCAAGCTGGCTGGCTCCGCGATCGAGTCGGCCGTCCGGCGCATGCGGACGACGTTCGGGCAGACATTCTACATCAAGGGCGTTGCCTCTACGGAGCCCCCATTCAATGGTGAGGCCGTCGGTGACACGTGCCGCGTGCAGGATGCGATCACCCTGGACATCGTCGCCGAGTGGCGTTGGACCGGCTCTCGTTGGGAGCGGATGCAGATCACCAATGAGCACATCTCGAACCTCGACGTCGGTAAGCTCACGGCAGGTAGCGCGTCGATCAATGAGATCGCGGCACGGAAGATCGCCTCCGATGTTGGCCGGTTCTTGGAGCTGACGACCGACCAGCTGACCGTCACCGGTAACGCCTCCTTCGTGGACCTCACTGCCCGCCATATTTGGGCGCGGATCATGACCGCCCAGGAGGGTGAGTTCGAGAAGATCAAATCCGGGATGATCGCCGCGAACTCGATCTCCGCCGACAAGATTCAGGTGGGTGCCCTGGACGGCCAGGTCATTACCGGCGCGACCATCCAGACTAGTAAAGAAACGAATCGTGGCCTGAAAATCAGTGATTACGGTCTCCAGGTGTATGACTCTAATGGCTGGAAGTCCCTGGATGTCAATGCTGTTACCGGTGAGATCATTCTGGATGGGCGTCTCGGTCGCCGCGACACTTGGTCTGAGGTGTTCTTTAACAACATCGTGTACAGGAACACTCTGACGGATGTTGGCCCCAACGGCGAGAAAATTGGGTGCGGCCTTTCGTTTAGGTCTTTTGAGGACGACTGGTGGGATGGGACTATCTCTTTAGAGAAGGCATCAACCGGTGACCCATCGCTTACTATCCAGGGGCCAATTCAGAAGAATCTGTCGTGGAAGTCTCCGTATATGACGATCGGCACGGCGGCTATCTCTATGTACACGCCTGTGTCTAACGCGTCGTTCTCGTTCAACGCTGGCGGCATTAACTTGCGGGCCAGGGACGTGTACATGTGGATGAACGACCAGGGCTTCAGCTATGGGAAGAGCTCGGACAACAAGTACCGTCTGACCGTGGGGAAGCGGAACTACTTCATCCGGCCCCTTGAGTGGGATGCGGGTGGTCTGTGGGGCGCTGACCATGGTGTGGGAATGGACTACACGGCGGGCAAGCAGGTGTGGGTCGGCCCTAACGGCGTATCCATGGTTGGTGGAAAGACGTTCGCCATGCTCGTCCCGGTTGAGTCGGCGAAGCGGGGCGGCAAGTACCTGACCCACAGGTGTACCGAGTCCCCCTACGACGGGTTGGAGTACTGGGAGAACTTCGACCTCGACGCCGACGGTAGGCACACGTGGGTGCTGCCTGAGTATGTGCCGTGGATCGCCTCTGAGCGCTCCCCCTGGGTGGTGTTCGCCTCCAATGGGGCGTCCGCCAGCCTCGTCCGCGGTGGGTACGGCCCCGACGGTGAGAAGTGGAGGGTGGAGATTCAAGGCCAGCCCGGTGCCGCTGTTTCCGTCCTAGTGAAGGGAGCCCGGAGACTCGACTCCGAGGTAGGGGATGACGGCGAACCCATCCTTGAGGATCGGGCCGACGATAACCTATGGATCGAGAAGCCCGACAAGGGGATGATCCCCCTTGAGGGGGAGCCGCCCCCGGCCGGGATAGAGGAACAGATCAACGAGGGCGGGGCCCTCCCGCCCGAGGACACTCAACCAGAAAGAGAGACACCATGAATGCTGATTCGGCGCAGGTAGACGCCTTGGACGTTATCAACGCCCTAACCCTGGAGATCGCTGCCCTGACACGTAGGGCTGTGGTCGCTGAGCAGCGCGTCGCCCAGCTGGAGGCCGAGAAGGCCGGTAAGGAGGCCAAGTGAGTGTAGGAAGTGTTATCGCGGCCCAGGCTAGGTATCTGGCTGACGTCGCGGACATTGGGTACAGCCAGCCGGAGCGTCGGTCATGGTTCGCGAACGCTGACGAGCTCGGCTACGTGACTACCCCGCAGAACGCCGACTGCTCGTCCCTGGCGTGCGGTTGCGCCTGCTACGGGCTGCACGTCGCCTACGGCGTGCCGTGGGGCCACGCGGCCATGCTGGAGATCGACAACTACTGGACCGGCAACATGCGTGGCGGCCTGGAGGCCAGGGGATTCCCCGAGGTGCAGTGGAACGACGCCGACCTGTGCCCCCTCGGGGGCTTCCGGGCCGGTGACATCATCCTCTCCGCTGGGAATGAGGGCGGTACCGGGCATGTCGTGGTTGTTGTGGAGGACGGTAGCGACCCGCTCGTCTCTGAGGCATGGATAGCAGAAGATGGAAGCATCGACGGCTACGCCGGGGATACTACTGGCCAGGAGACTCGTACTGTCCGGTATTCCTCGCACCCGAACACTCAGAATGGGGTTTGGACTTCCTGCCATAGGTTCGACGACGCGACGTTCGTGCAGCAGTGGCCTGAGTTCGCGCACGCGGCCCCGGAGGGGACTCCTACCCCGGCGCCGCCCCCGCCGCCGTCGAAGAGCATCGCGTTCGGTATCGACGTGTCCTCGCATCAGTCTTCCGCGGACTTGGGGGCTATCCCCTCGGATTTCGTCATCATCAAGGCCACCGAGGATGATGACTACGTCAACCCGTATATGCACACGCAGGCCTTTGAGGCCCTCTCTGCGGGGAAGCGGGTCGGCTTCTACCACTTCGCCCGCCCCGGGAGCATTGACGCGCAGGCCCAGTTCTTCGTGAACACTGTCTCCGCCTACATCGGTAGGGCCACGTTCTGGCTCGACTGGGAGGCTAACGCTGTCGAGCAGGGCGCTGGCTGGGCGGGCGCCTGGCTGGACCAGGTCGCTTCCCTGACCGGGGCCACGCCCGGCATCTACATGAACGGGTCCGCATGTCGGGGCTACGACTGGAGCAACGTCTCGGCCCGCTACCCACTGTGGTACGCGGGCGGCGCCTACTACTCCGACCGGTACGACGGCTGGGGCGACCCCCAGGTCCCGCAGGTGCCGTACTGGGGGCAGCCGTTGGTTCACCAGTACACGGAGGACGGTCACCTCCAGAACTACGGTGGCAGCCTGGACCTTAACCGGTTCCACGGATACGACACTCACTGGGACTCTATGGTTTCACCCGCCCCAGCGAACCAGGCCCTTGACGGGTATGGGGTGATCCAGGTGAACGGCATCTGGGACCCGCCCACCGCCCGCCGGTTCCGCCGCGTCCTCGGAGCGTGGGACTACCCGGAGTTCTTCGCTGTCGCGAACCTGGCTCGCTACCTGAATGACGCTGTCGGCCCGGACCACATGCAGAACCTCATCGGGAAGCGTGAGCTCGCCCTCGACGGAGCCTGGACGTCTGACATCTACCGGGCGTTCCAGTTCTGGGCGTGGAACTGGGTTCCCGGCCTGCCCGAGTCCGACGTCTGGAGGCGGTTCGCCCCGGACTGGTCCGCTGCGCAGTTCATCGACGGGGAGTGGGGGCGCGCTACCTGCGCGGTCCTCCAGGAGGCCCTGAACCGCTCGTGGGCGGACACCGGTCGACTTATGTATGACCCGGGATCATGATCGAACGCCTGTTCGAGTAGACTAGGGGGTGGGGCGGAGGTCCCGCCCCCTAACTGCATGATAGGAGACTAATGCTCTTCATCTACACTGAGCGCGACTCTGAGAAGGAGTATACGATCATCCGTGACGGCTGTCAGGTGCAGCGCGTCAGCGGCATCATCATGGAGGCATATAAGCAGGCCCTCGGCGAGCCACGGTTCCTCTGGCCGGATTTCTACGACCGTATCTGCTACGACGCGAACGAGGCCCGCGAGGACACTGGCACCGACACCGCGAACGCCACCATGCACCAGTTCGAGCGCGCCATCACCATGGGGGCTGTCGGCTGGGAGACGTTCCAGGACAAGTGGCGTGAGCAGTCAGCTCTCGCCGCCCAGGGGGCTCTCCTGGAGGTTGTGGCTGAGCTCCCCAAGATGATCGACGAGGCCGTCGCTAAAGCCCTGAAGGAGAAGAAGAATTGAGTATCTACACACGCGCGTCATTCTGGACCGGCCTGGTCGAGAGGTCCATCTCTACGTTCGCCCAGGTGCTTGTCGGTGCGATCGGTGTCGCTATCGCCAACGGCGCGGGCATCGTGGACATCAACTGGAAGAGCGCCGCCAGCGTTGCCGCCGCCGCGACCGTCCTGGCTGTCCTGAAGGCGATCGCCACCCCTGCTGAGACTGACAGGGCTATAGCAACCGCGGAGCCCCCGCACACGCCTACCCACGTGGCAGGCTAACGCATGTGGTCGGCAGGGCCAGTAGGCCCGATCATGGCGGTCCTGACGTCTCCGGACCTGGTCGCGGCCGCGGTGGCCCTGCTGGCCGCCTGCATGGCGCGCCTCACCACTCGTCTGAAGCGGCAGCAGAAGGAAGCTGACGATAGGCTCTCCCGCATGAACGCTCACCTAGTGAGGGCCGCGAACGCCGCGGAGTCGGCGGCAGACGGGGTACACAACAGCCACGAAACCAACCTGAGGGACGACTTGGACAAGCAGTTCGGGACGGTACTGGATCGTCTGGATGTGCTCGCGGAGAACCTTGAGGGCATCCGGGAGACGGTCCGCGACCAGGGGGCGCGCCTCCATAGCCTGGAGGGGCAGATCGAGGGCGTCCGGAACGACGCGAGGACTGACAGGTCTCATCTTTACAACGAAGTCGATAGTCTTCACGATAGGATCGATAGGGTCAAGTCGAAGGAGGCTTCGTGACTGGGTACGCGAAAGTAACGGGCCGGGTCATCGGCCCCGAGGGCCTGGGCCGCATGGGGACGATATCGTTCGTCCCGGACAAGCAGTACCAGGCGGTCGAGGAGGGCGGCAGACGCAGCGTGGTCGCCACCTATGCGGCCGCCCGGTTAACCCCCGAGGGGGTGCTCGCAGACATGGCGGGGAACCCCTGGGCGAATATCGCAGCCCCAGAGTCCCTGCCTGAGGGGGAGACGAACTATCTCATCGCGATCGAGATTCCCGGTGACACTGGTGTCACGGAGTTCTATCGTGCGCGCCTCCTAGCCGATAAGACGATCGACCTGGTGGACATCATCGCCGCCCGCTGGGGTGAGGAAAGTAAGCCGGGGAAGAGGCGCGTCCGCCACGTGGGCGGCGGCATTCTTGAGCCGGAGGTCCCGGGCGAGGTCATTGAGATCGGGGCCGGTATTCTAGCCTGGAAGGAACAACCATGACGGATTTCACCTGGTACTCGACGTCGAAGGCGAACGAAGTGTTCGCCACCAAGAGGCAGCTTGAGGACGTGAAGGCTCTGGGTAAGGGGGAGAAGGGCGATAAAGGCGACCCGGGAATCCAGGGGCCTCCCGGGAAGGACGGCGCACCAGCTGACCTATCCGGGTACCTCAAGAGCTCCGACGCCGCAGGCACCTACGCCACGAAGAACGAGCTCGCCCAAGCGCAGGTCGGCAGCGGTTCCGCCGCAGCTCCTCTCGCAGCCCTCCCCCTACAGCCTGGCCGTGTCGTGCCGACGGTCGCCTTCTTCGGTGACTCGTGGTCCACCGAGTCCACGATGGGGCAGGGCTTCAATCTTCCAGCTGTCGCGTCGCGCATCCTGGGGTGTGTCCCCGTGGTCAGCGCCATTGACGGGTCCGGCTTCGCCTACTCCGCTAGCGGCTCAGACGGATTCGAGGTGGATGCCCGTGTCAACGCCGCCTGCGCCGCTATCCCGAACCTTATCGTCACCGTCGGTTCACTGAACGCGGACAAGGTCATCGACAATGGGGACGCGACGGGCTCCAAGATCACGGCCGCCGTACAGTCGTTCGTCACTAAGGTGCGGGCGAAGCTACCGCAGGTGCCGATCGTCATGGTAGGCCCGGAGCCGTCGTCTGTGAGCCGTTTGCAGTCCCTCTCTGCGCACGTCAACGTGAAGGCCCAGAAGGCCGGTGTTGAGGCCGCAGGAGGCCTCTCAAACGGTATCGCGTTCGTGGACTGGCTGGGCGTGGCGGACAGGCAGGCTGTGCCGTGGCGGGATGGCCGCCAATGCGCTGAGGGGGACGTGGTTATCTACGGCGGTGTCGCCTACCGTGTCACCCAGGCGTGGTCTCCCGCCCCGGGCGTTACCCCCGTATCAGCTGGGGCGCCCACGATCCAGGTTTCCGATGTCTTGTCTGGGACGGGCAACGCTGGCTCCCCTAAGGGGGATGGGACCCGCGACACGCTTCTACTGTCCGATGACACGCATCCGACGAAGATCGGGGCGATTGCTTTCGGGTCTGCGCTAGCTAACAGGATCGCTGTCGCTGTCGCTTCTCTGGCCTCGTGGGCTAAAGCGCAGGGGCCGGTCATCCCAGCAGCACCGGCAGTGCCGCCTACTCCGCCTCCCGCGCCTGGTGGTGACGGGCTACCGATCATGGCGTGGCTCCCCGGCGGGTGGGGTGTCAGCGACCGGGCCTCCTACTCGATGACTGATCTGCGGGCCGTCGCCGCACTGAAACCGGATCAGGTGGCTCTCCCTATCCAGGTGACGCAAACCGTTGATGATGCGGCCGTCGCCATCCCCCATGAGATGGCTGGAAACGACGGCGTGAAGCACAAGTTCAGTGAGTACTGGATCAGCGGCTTCAGGGACGCTGGCGTAGACCTCGCGGGCATGCTGGAGGCCCTCGACATGTTCGAGGGGGCCGGAATCCAGGTGCTCCCGAACGTAAGGAACGGCCTGCTCGACTCTGGGGCGGAGTACTATAAGTCCTCCGACGGGAAGGTATTCACCATCCTGGCGGGCCGTGCGGGGAAGACGTACTCCCAGATTCACGGCCGAGGCCAGAATGCGCTCCGCGCTATCATGATGAAAGACAATCCCACCACTATCCGTGTTGTGGACGCCACTGACGCGTCCGCGGACTGGCAGCTGTCTGAGTCGGTGAAGGATGCCCAGAAGGGGGTCCTCCTGGCTTCCAAGGCCGGGGCGAACGCCTGGAGCGCCGTCAAAGGCACCTTCCCGGACGGGGTGTGGGTTGTCGTGTCCAGCAAGGATGAGCAGACGTCAGCTAAGAGCCTGGCTGAGGCCGCGGGGGCCACGATCGTTGGGTGGGCGGCGCCCTCGGCCGAGGCGCTGGCTGCCATCAAGGCCTGAGGTCGTGTGAATAAGATTGTGGCCCGGGGGAGATTCTCTCTCGACCCCGGGCCACCGATCCACCCAACTAACAGTCCCATCCCGACCGTTAGTCACAGTCTACTGCCGCAACGAGTGCCTTGCAAGCCGAGACCGGCACATAAGCCACACCGTACCCAGCCTTCTTCCACCTACGGCACAGGAACCGCCCCCAAGGGCGGAACACGACCTTAGCGGCCACGACGATGAACGTTGTTTCTACAGGCTCCACAGGTAGCTTCCTCTCTTCCTATCTTCCAGCCCAGCGTGCGGGCCGTGGTTTTGCTCTCTGACTCGACCGTCACCCAGGGGCGGGAGCGGTCGTGCATCTGGGTGATGCGGGCGATACCGCACTGTGCGCATTCGATCTGCGCCCTCCACATGCTCCCAACGAGCTTGATGTTCACCATGGGACGGTCTCCTTCCTCACATGTCGGGGAATGCTCTCATAGCCCATCTCTGGGCCCTCTCTTCGTCTATATGTGCGGCGGCCCAGGTCTCGTAGTCTTCGGCGTCTGGGCCACCATATGTTGGTTGTGTGTGGGCCTCGACCTCGTCGAGGATGAGCCAGCAGTCCGGGCAGTACCGGATGGTGAAGTGGTGGGTGCCGTCCTTCCATGTGTCGCGACGGTACTGGTGGCCTTGAGGGATTGGGGAGTAGCAGGCGTCGCAGATCACCCTCCCCCGTGAGTGAGGGAGGGTGACCGTGCGCTTGAGGGGGAACGAGGTCAACTGGCGAGCTGAAGCCAGTAGGCGGTGAGCTTCACAGCGTAGTCGTCGACGTTGTCCGCGCTGCCGTCGGCCGCCGCCTTCAGGGCTGCGGCCCTGACGTCCTCGAAGGTTACCGGCATGGCCTCGACTGCCTTGCTAGCGATCTTGTCAGTGAAGTAGGAGCACTCGTAGTAGGCGCTCAAGACCGCATGCGCTACGGAGCCACTGCTGGCGTTGTCCACTTCGGCGAGCTCGTTTGCGGGCCACCAGGAGGAGTTACGTGCCCCGCTGTCCTCAAGAGAAAGGACCTCGGATGTGATCCTCTCTCGGGCCATCAACGGGGTAAGCCCAGGCGCAGCTACGCCATCTACGGACACGACATTCCCGAGGTCGATTTCGATCCAAGAGGTGATACGGTCGACCCGCGGGCTGAGCCATAAACGCCCGTTCTCCAGTCCGGTGGCGAGGTACATGCCGTCCTCGGGGTCACGGATGGCGACGGTACCCCGGGGGATGCGGGTGTCGCGAGCTTCGGCTTCGAGGATGATGATGACGTGTGATTCAGGCCATTCAGCCATGATGATTCTCCTTCTATCGGAATTTGTAGTAGTTGGATGCGAGACTCAGAAGAGCCCCGGCGATGATTGCGGCCATGACGGCCTTGAAGGGCCAAGGTGCGAAGTAGGCGATTGCGGCAGCGAGGAATAGGCCCCCAGCCACGAACATGTCTGTCGCGCAGAACTCCAGGAACTCCCCTTTCTCTCGGGAGTCCGTGTTTTTCCATTCCATCAGAATGGCGCTCCCTGTGCCCAGGGGTCTTGCTGCTGGCCTCCGGCGGGGGCCTGGAAGCTGGTCTGCGGGTTCTTCTTGGGGGTGCTGCCGAGGAATCTCGAGAAGATGAGTTCCAGGCTGGAGCGCGTCTCTCCGTTCTGGGTCTGGTAGGACCTGAGCTTGAGGGGGCCGGAGACGGCCACTCTATCCCCCTTGCGTAGGCCATGGATGTGCTCATAGCCATCCCCCCAGAAGGAGGCGGTGACGAAGAGCGGGTCGCCTTCGTCCTCCCACTCTCCGGTCTGCTTGTCGCGGCGACTGTAGGTGGCCCCGATGCGAAGCTCGGTGACCTGCTTGCCGTTGGGTGTGAATCGGACTTCAGGGTCCGACACTAAGTTTCCCGTAATGACGGTTTCAACTGCCATTTGTCCTCCTCGGACGGGTGAATCGGATGAGGTCTGCCCTACGGTAGAGGACTTTCACGGACCCCTCTTTCTTGTATGTGGGGATGTGGTGTCGCTGTGCGATGCGGATGATGGTTCTCGGGCTTACGCCGAGGAGTTCGGCTGCCTCTTTGCGTGTGAGCCACTCACTCATGTGTGCTTCCTTTCAGTAGGGAAACTAAGTCTTCCAATGTCATCGTACACCATTGCCGACCGAGCGTGGCCACGCCGTGGCGTTTGTGGACAACAACACCGACGAGCGCGCCCGCGTTCCCGGCCTCCACATGGGCTTCACGCACCCACGTAGGTAGGTCCATCCGGGACACGTCCTTACACTCGATCACGATCTTGCGTCCACCCATACGGACCCCGGCAATGTCACCCTTATCCTTCGCCCCAGCCTTAGGGGCGCGGTCGATCCTGTCGTCGTCGAGCTCCTCAGCGAGGTAGTCAGCGACGGCCCTCTCGAACCGCGCCCCAGCGGCTTTGGCGCTGCGCCTATTTCTGCTCATGAGGCCACTCTAGCGGCCACCCTGATTGAGGAACTCCTCGAGGAGCACCTCCTGGGCGGCGGCAGAGTTCGCCTTGTTCAGGGACAGTCGCACGAGGGACAGCTCCTCCCGGATTCGCGCCGTCTCCTTGCGCTGGTTGTTGATGGAGACGGCGATCGTGCTGAGGTTCCAGCAGCCGAGGAAGGCGACAACGCACAGGAACGCGATGACGGCCGTCTGCATCATTGATCCTTCTCCCACTTGATGATCGGCTCCCCAATGAGGGCCACACTGTGGTTGAGGAGCTTGTGGATGTCCCGCTGTTGGACATCTACCATGTGGTCGACCCCCCGCTGGTAGTCCATCGTGCGGGACTCCCACTTGGACCGTGACCGGCGCAGTGACCTCACCTCCATGGTCAGGTCCTCCACCCGGACACGAATAACGGCAGCGTAGGCGGCCACAATCGCCAGGACGACGCTCACAACGCCTGCGTATACGTGAATCATGACTCCTTCATCCCGTCGAGCTCCTCAGCGAGATCGCGGGCAACCCGAATCGCGTCGTCCGCGATGTTGCGTAGGTCCTGGAGCTCACCAAAGATGCCGTCGTTGATAATCTCCATGAAGGCCGCGTCCGTGTAATCGTCGAGCCGCTCTTGCAACTCAGCAATAGTGTCATTCATCGTCTTCCTCCCAATCGGTTCCGCACTGCTCGCAGCAGTCGTGCAGCGCCTCAAAGTCATCGTCTTCGTCGTCCTGGAGCGTGCAGGGCTCCTTCGTGCAGGCCACGAACCACGCCCTCTCAGGCGTCGGCACAAGATTCCCGTTGGCGTCACACCACCTGTCCGCCTTCCTCTCGAAAAGGCACCCCTTGGCGGCGATAACGGACCCAATGGGGAGGTCTCTGATCTCCTCGCCGCGAAGCTCACGGCCGGGTTGGATAGTGACGCCACGCCGATAGGCGGCCCGCTCCAGCCGCTCGACATGCTCCTGGGTGGTGGTGTGACGGGTCGCCGCGTAGATGCACTTGACGATGAAGTACGCGGCTTCCATGTCTTCGGCCCAGCAGAGGTCGTTGCTGTCCCCGAACTGGACGCCGACGCCCCCGCCCTCGTGAATCTCAACCTCCAGGTCGTCGAGATCGAACAAGCTGAGGACATGCAGGTCATGATCGCTGAGGGTGTTACTACTCCGACCGGGGATGACCAGTGTCCTGGTTTTAGGGTCAAGTTCGGCATTAGGTGGAACCACGATGCGCATACTCATTTGACTGTCCTTTCGTTAGTGTGGGTTGGCCCCCGGGCAGTACGCCCGGGGGCCATTAAGATCAGTGGCCGCAGACGGGGTACGGGACCCCCTGCCACGAGCCCTGGATGCACTCACGCATCCACGGCCAGTGCTGTTTAACCCACCACTGGCCCATCGGCATCGGCATGAACAGCATTCCTATCTCCTTCGCTCGTGAGCAAATATTTGTGCCCGTCCCAGTATGTGACTGGGACGGTTGTTGGGTCCTCCCACCAGGGTAAGGACCAGCCCGCAGCATGTGCCTCATCCCTATGGGACTCGACCCAGCCGTGGCACCCGCGAACCCCATCCCCACACAGGACGATGAGGTTCGCGGCAGAATTGATGGACGGGTCCTTCGTCCCGCCCATGCCCCTAGGTTTACGGTGCTGGATGCTCGCACCCCAAGTGCGCACGAACATGCCACACCTGACACAACGGTCACCGTCACGGCGGAACACGGCCTCCCGCGTCTCCGTCGACGGCCCCGTACGCCTCGGCCGCCCTTTGCGTCTAATCCACCGGCTCAAGGGGGCACCCCCTCCCATCCACCTCGACGATCACGCGCGCGCGCGGAGCTTTGACCCGCCCCTCATCAATGAACACGGCATCCTCCTGCTTGATGCGGCACAGGAAGAACCTGCGCTGCCGACTGCCGGGGGACCAGTTGATCGCGTCCGCGATCGTGGAGCCGCGGATTTCCTCCACCGTGCCGCAAGCGACACACCATTTGACCTTTGATTTGTCAATGAGAGTGACGTATAGGTTCCCTTCGATCGAGTAGCAGTCGGCACCCCGGATGGTGTTGATGACGCCTTGGCCGTCTACGATTCCCGGGTTCCCGGTGAGCTCGTTGAGGTTCCCGTCGACCTGAACGTGTGCGCCGTTCTTGACGGTGAGGGTGTCCACGAACACGTTTTTCGGGATGGTGATCGTGCCCGGGCCATCTCCTTCGCTCTTGTCGTAGGTGATCTTGGAAGCGTCTGCCTCACTCGCGATGAAGTAGCTCATTCCTCCTCCTTGATTGGGTTTCCTCGACGGCCGACCTCGCGGAGGACCTAGATGCACTTCGCTCTCCCATTAGTGTCGGCGACCGGTTCGATCACTTCTGCGCCCCCCCCGTAGGGGATGCGGTAGAGGTTCCGGTTCCGGTCGTAGAAGTCACTCATCGCCTGCTCCTTCCAGGAGGCTGATGTCCCCGGTCGCGATGAGCTCCCGGAGTGTGTCTGCCTGCCGGGTGGAGACGCGCGCTGAGATACGCGGGTCGGGGGTAACGACCTCAACCCCGTCCGGAATCTCCCCCGTCTGTTTGACGAAGGAGTCCAGGTTGGCGGCAGCAACGAACCAGGGGGCGGGCACTCGCTTGACCGCGTCGGGCTTGTTCCACTCCAGCCAGGTGACGAGGGCGTCCTCATCGACCACCTGGTAGCGGGGCGCCCCGCGGGTGACGCTGACGGTGCCGATCTCCTCCCCCTCGAATAGAGCCCTGGCGGACTCGCCAGGCCCCATGAGCTCTTCGAGCTCAGCCAATGCTTTCTTCTTCTCCTGGGAGGCCACTCTGGCCAGGTGTGAGGCGACTGCCGCCCGCCTCAAGGCATCCTGCTTGTCGGTCATCTCTTGTTCCTTTCCTTACTTGGTTTCTTGGGGCTTCCCCATCTGGTAATTGTGTTGCAGCCATGCCCGGAGCATGTCTGGGATGGCTTTGCCTCCCGCGGCGAAGTACTCCTTGCGGACCTCATCGCCGTTGAGGCCGTGCTGGTGGCAGAACGCCTCCAAGATCACGCCGCACTGCTCGGCGGCGGACCGGTCTGGGATACCCCCAGTCCCCTGGGGGACCCCTCCGCTGCTGGGAGGCCCCTGTTCTCCTGGGGCACTCCTATTCTCCTGGTGCACCCCCCTCTGGTAAGCGGCTGCGTCCGGGTCCGGCTCATCGGTCGGGATGGTGAGCGCCTGCAACAGGAACGTCCTGTACGCCACGCTCATGGCCTTCGCGACCGCCTTGTCCCCGAAGTCCATCGCCTCCGCCGATACCCGGCCGTGGATACTGTCACCCCCCGGGCCGTAGACCCGGTACGTGACCTTGACGACAACCTCGGCGGTCTGCTTCCCGTTGGCGGTTGTTCCGTTGGAGCGGTGCACGTCGACGTCCTCGGGGATGATGAGGACCCCGTGCTTGCGTAGTGCTGGGCCGACGGCGTTCATGACGGCGTCGATTCCCCTGAACAGGAACTTCTGTGCCTGGTTCTTGCTGTCCTTCCTTACGGCCTGTACTTCGCCCATCACTTTGGATAGTGCTTCGTGCACTGTTGGCTTGTTGTCTGCCATGGTTTCCTCTCCTATTGGGATACCCATATTCTCTTGGGAACCCCCTATTCTGTTGGGATACCCCTATTCCGCTGGGAAAGGGGGTGCCCCCGGGCGGCCCCTATTCTCTTGGGAACCCCCTATTTCAGGCCCTCGCCCCCACGGTAGGGGCTGAGCAGGTGAAGGAACCGGCGTGCCGACCACAGCTCCGGCCCGGTGAGCACCGTGTGCGTACCCTCCAGGCGCCACAAGCGGCCCTGCTTCTCCCACCGCTCCCCATAGTTGTCGACCACGACACTGCCGGAGGGGAGCCATAGGAACTCCTCCTCCGACGGCGCCGACACCCGGAACACCTCACCCATGCTCGCGCTCCAACCGCGCGATAGCACGGTCCAGGTACGCCCGGGCCTTGCGCAGATCGACGATTCGACGACTCGAATCGCCCTTGCGTCCGTACCGGAGCATGTACTTCCCGGCGTTCCACAGGTGCGGTTCCCCCGGGAAGACCGCGTCCAGAATGTCCCAGGACTCAAGTAGGTCAGTGTCCTGTGGTCCTCCCTGACGGACGATGGCATCCCCAATCCACGTGTAGTGGCTGGGTGCTCGTGTCTCATCTCCGGTGCCCCCAATAATGGTGAACCCGGTACCTTCCCGCACCTGTCCGGGCGGGAACCAAGGGACACGGCCCCCGGGCCACCCCTGTAGATGGATAGACGGGAGCTCAGTGCCTGCCGCTATGTGCGCCTGAGTGGCGCCGTCCCACACCAGGACGACAGTCCCGCCCTCCGCGCTGTACGTAGCGTCCAGGGACGACGGCGCGGTAACCGTGGCCCCCTGGACGATGACGGTAGTCGTCGGCAGGCGGTGGTCTAGTGTGAGGTCTCCGATGACGTAGACGACATCCCGTGCGCCTATCCCGGCGAACGGTAAGTCCTCATAGTCCCCCTCCTCCTCTATCACGTAATCCATACGCGCTTCCTCTCTCTAGGCCCGCGGACGGTCCGCGGCGTCTAGGTGCACCCAGGGAGACGCGTAGCTCACCTAAACCCCTACGTGTAGTGCGTATACGGTGGCGTCGCCCTGGGTACACCTAGGCGGGGCGCATACAAATGTCGCACAGCGGGGCGCGGGGCCGTACTGCCGTCAAAGGTGCGCCCGCCTAGGGCAATCCTCTATGTAGTTCACAACCAACATGCGCCCCGTTATTGCACGGCGGTCCGGATTTCTGGTGCGCTGTGTGACACCCGGGTGACGGCACCCCGCCCGATGACGGGGGAACGGTCCCTCCCGGTATGTGTGTCGTGCCCGGGGCCGGAATCGAACCGGCCCAAGCGACCATCCGGGCTGCGTGGGCTAGGCGATCGCCGCCAGCCACACGCTGGTGAGTATGTCTGCTGACGCGTCGGCGGGGACGTGTCCGCTGGCCACGATATCCCCGTAGCCGTCATCGTCAGTCTCCCCTAGCTGCCATAGGCAGTCGTCGTCCGCGATGGTGAGGTACATGCTGTGACGGCCGGTAGTGACGCCGTCGATCTCCCCGCACTGGTCTCGGTGATGGCTGCACCGGTCCCATCCGGCGGCGTCTCCGAGCGCGTATGCGATGTCGTGCATGGCGGTCATGGTGTGTCTCCTCAGAGGATCGAGACTGTCAGTGGGCGATGGTGGCGAGGACGGCGGCGGTGAGCGGGTCGCTAGTCCAAGGTCCGTCGATAAGGGCCATACGGTCGCCAGCGGTGACGTTGATCGTGTACGGGTACTCCGTGTCCACAGTGAGGGTGGCGCCCTTGCCGGGGCCGTCGGTGATGGTGACGGTGTCGTCGAAGCTCATCGTTCGGTTCCTTTCGTGTGGGCCGTGCGGCCCGGTTGCTGATGGCTCCATCATAGCCAGCCCGTGACGGCGCATGTCAACCCAGGGTGGGGATGAAATAGAGTGACCTGCGTCATCGCACACGTGTACAGAAATCGCCACAGCCACCGCATGCGCACGCGCGTGCACGCTCACACGCAGGCGCACGCACGCGAGAGGCCGCCACAGCCACGCAGACGGCCTAAAACCGGCCCGCCTATACCGAGTACCGGACAGGACCCAAAACGCCGCCTACGGCCCGCACAGCACGCCAGGCGGGCATGCAAACAAAAACGCCCGCCCCCCAAACGGGGGACGGGCGCCCGAGCGAGCCGGTCAGCCCAGCTCCTCACCGGCCAGCTTGCGGTCCCAGAACGTCGCCTCCAGCTCCTCGCGCCTACGCATGCGGGCAACCATCGTCGGGAAGTCGGCGACGTCCAGCGCGCTCAGGTGAGCGGCAGCGGCGTTCACCTTCCACAGCGGCTCACTGTGCGCGTCCAGCGCCATGGCGTCCTCGGTGGTCATGTCGTAGGCAAGGGCGGCGTCGAAGTAGGTCATTGCAGTTCCTTTCAGTTGAGCGGGCGGCTGACGTGCCCGCGCGGTGGATAGACCATATGAGGGGCGAGATTCCCGCAGAATCCCGGGAAACAGTGGTGTCAAGGGAGCTTCCCATAAGCGTTTTTCAGAACAGCCTTGTGTGAACCCAGAACACTCCCTGGACGAAACCTGTGAGCGGATTGTGTGCGGGCAATGCACCTCCTGAAAGAGACGTAGGCCCAAAGTCCCACGAACAGCGTTCGGAACGATGCACCCCACCACACCCAAGCAGCCCAGCTCACATGACGATAAGTCAATACCCACCAAAGAGGCTCCCACAGGAAGTCAACCCCTATACAGTTTGCGAACCAAACAAGCGGCCCGCCCACCGAACACACGTCCGATAGGCGGGCCGTATCAGTCAGCCCTCACGCGGACCGTGCCAGTGGGCCAGGATCACAACCCCACCACCGATCAGGGCCACCACAATCCCGAAGACGGTCGCCACATCAATCCCCGTGTGGGCCAGCGACCCACCCGCCGAAGCGGGCGCGGGCGACGACACAGACTCACTAGCGGGCGTCGCGTCATCGTCATCCTGCGCGGCACTCGCGGCACCCACGGACCGGACCATCGGGGCAGGCGCCGCAGTCGACGCAGTCGACTGCCCATCACGCGCCCCAGACAGTCCCGCGTCATCGGAGTAGCCCTTAGAGGACTTCGTCTTGTGAGCCTTGCTCAGAGGAGCGGACGACGTAGCAGTAGACCCATCCTCATCCGGCCACTGGTGCGTGATCGGTGAGACGCCAGGCTCGCAGGACATGGGCTTGCGCTGCACCCACTGGTGGCCGTCGTCGTCGACGATCATCCGCGAGCAGTCCGCGGACACCAGGATGCGGTAGCCGGGGGCCGCACAAGATTCATTCGAGCCCACGCGAGAGCAATCCGGAAGGACTTCGCGCTTCGGGTAGCCCCATTGGTCGTGCCACCGGGAATCGATCCCAGCCTCACCGCTGCCATCCGTGGGGCCTTCCCACACGTGCGCCGGACCAGCGTCCACATACCCGATGTGAGTGCGCGACTCACCCGGGTAGGACGGCCGCCAATCATCCTGAGCGGCGGCCCCGCCGCCCCCATTCTCGGGGGCGACAGTCTCACCATCGTCATAGCGGACAGTCCCATCCGCCTCCACAGTGAACGACCGGCCCTTGCCGTTACCCATCTTGTTTGCGTCCCACCGGCACGGCCCATCCGAGTCCTCACTCTCGCAGGGGGGGTAGCTAGCGGACACGGGGGAGGGGGTAGCGGTAAGGGGGGCAGGGGTACTGGCCACAGGGGGGGCACTGGCGGCAGCGGGGGCGGGCAGCTCCTCGGCAGCGGCACCCAGGGCAGGGGCACACAGGAGGGCGGCAGCAGCACCCATAGCAGTAGCGGCCTTAACCAGGTGGTTCATCAGGTTGCTCATCGTTCGGTTCCTTTCGTGTGGGCCGTGCGGCCCGGTTGCTGATGGCTCCACTCTACACGCACACACCACGACCGTGTCTACCCATGACGCACACAGACACATGTGATGCGCACCATCGAACACACGTACACAACACACACCACAAGCACACAGCACACACACCACACGAGCACGCGAGCACAGCGCACACGAACACAAGAGAAAGAAACACACACACGCGCACGCACACGCAATGCAAACACATTATTCACGGCCACAAAAACCTCAGCCCCATGCGGGAAGGGGGGAGATTACCCGCCCCCATGACACGTCCCGACCGCCACGCGTGTTACGCTCTGCCAAATCGTGCAAGTTTGCAAAGTGAAATGAATGATTCTGCAACTTCGTCGATGGGCTTCGATCATGATCGCTCACTCTGGGCGGCGAGCCATGCCTTGTGCTCCTCCAGGGTCTTATCCTTCTTGCTGGCGTTGCAGCTGTAGTGCGCGAAGGCGATGTTGTCCATGTCGTGACGCCCGCCGCGCACAATGGGGATGAGGTGTTCGAGCGTTCGGCTCATGGGGTGGCGGGGCGGCAGCGTGTTGTCGATGGGGTCCCCGCAGAGGCAGCAGGTCTTGTCGCTAGCCTCCCACTTGGCTTCGATGAGTTCCGGCTTGGCATTGCCTTCTAGCTCCGCCCTAGCTCGCATGGCTTGCAGTTTTCCGACCTTGTCGGGGTTTTCCGCTCGCCACCTGCGCCTGCTCTGACGGTACTTTTCCTTGTTCGCAAGATAGTGGTTGCGATGCGACTCAAGGATGTGGTTCAGGTTTTTTCGCCGGTATTCGCGCTGGTATTTAGCTATGCGTTCCTTGTTGCGTTGTTGGTACTTCCGGGTCGACTCACTTATGGCATCCTTGTTGTTCGAGTAGTACTCGCGACCGCGTTTGCGTATGAGCTCTCGATTTGCGCGATAGTATTCGCGCCCCCGCTGTCGATATTCCTCCCTTTTGCGAGCATAGCGTTCCTGGTCGTACTTGCGTTTGATTTGTTTCTTCGTGGCTGCTGCGCATTCGTGGGTGCAGTATTTTTGATTGCGCGTATGTGGCATGAATGGCGTGTCGCAGTGCTTACAGGCTACAACTTCCCTGTTCTGGGCGCGATATTGCCTGCGTGCCATGTTATATGCGGCATTACGACACTCTTTTGAGCAGTAGCGAGCTGAAGATGATGCTGGCGTGAACTCTGTTCCGCATACCTTGCATGGCTTGGGTTTGTAGTTGGGCATTGCTCCTACCTATGGAGTGTGGTGTTAGCGGTTTCCTATGGCCCACCAGTCGGTCTGTCGTGGTGCCCGGTCGCTGAGGTTGGTGGAGATTTCGTGGGCGAGTTCGCGTATGTCTCGGGATTCGAACTCGGCGATGATGGTGCGTCCTCGGTAGCGTATGGCGGTGATGCTGTAGCCGTGGTTGAGGAGGGAGATTCGTGTGTCTAGGCGGCCGATTTGGAGTCCTGGCCTGTATATGGCGTGGGGTGATGATGATGGGCGTGAGTGTCCGATGATTCTCAGTCGGTGCTTGTTGATGAGGTTGGTGAGGACTTTTGCTTGTTTGTAGGTGATTTGGAGGTAGTGGCGGATGAGTAGTGTTTTGATGATGGCGATGATGGCGTTCATTTTGTGGGTCCTGGGTGTGGTGTGTATGCGAGGACGTCGGTGCGGTTGACGCGGAAGGTCGGCGCCCGGTCGACGCGGCGGTGGCGGATGTGTCCGGCCATGGCGGCGTCGTGGATGGTCTTGTAGTCGATGCCGGTGAGGGATTCTGCGTGTCTGAGTGTGATGTCGTCGGGTGTGGCTTTGACGACGGGTAGTGCTGGCATGCTATACTCCCTGCTGTACGAACAACCTAGACATTCTCGTTCTGTTCGTAGTTCTTCTGGTGGTGCCCCCGGTGTGGAAAGCTGGGGGCGCCCTTTTTGGTTGGGGGTGGTCGTTTAGTCTCTGAATCTTGGGTCGCCTACTTTGGGGACGTAGATGATTTCGTAGGGGCCGCCGTCTTGGCTGAGGGCGTCCATGATGTCGGGTCCGCATGGGTCTCCGGCCATGGCCCATCCTTTGCCTTGGCGTTGCATGGCGTAGCCTCTGTTGCTGAGGACGACGGTGCCGTCTGGGTAGTCGCGTGCTTCTAGGGTGCCGTATTGGTGGGGCTGTCGTAGGGCTTCGGCGGCGAATTGGCGGTGGAGTGCTGCGCCTAGTGGGGTGAGGGTTTTCATTTTGGGGGTTCCTTTCTGCTGTGCTGACGGTGTCAGTGTATGTCACTGGTGGTCGGGTGTCCAGCCGAGGTGCGAGAGGCGACTGTAGTCTCCTTCACGTTTGAGGAGGACGTGGCCGGTTCGGCCTTCACGGTTCTTGGCCACGTAGACGTCCATCCTGGTCCAGTCGACCACCCCGTTCTCGCTAGGGCAGGACAGGAGCATGACGACGTTGGCGTCCTGCTCGATGTTCCCGGACTCCCGGAGGTCGCTTAGGGAGAGTTCCCCGTTGGGGCGGGCTTCTGCCTGCCTGCCGAGCTGGGCGACGGCGATAACGGGTATCTGGAGGTCCTTCGCGAGGTTCTTGAGTGTCCTGGTGTATTCGCCGATGAGTTCCCAGCGCTGGCGGCGGTCGCCCGGTGCGGCGTTGATAAGGCCGATGTAGTCGACGAAGGCGGCTTTGAGGCCGTGTTCGCGGTGTAGGAGCCGGGTGGTGGCTACGAAGTCGCCTATGGTGAGATTGGCTCGCTCGTCGAAGTGGAGGGGGAGTTGTTTGAGGATGGGGGCGGCGGCCTCCATGCGGGCTTGTTCGTCTTTGGTGGGCCAGCGGCGGCGGGTGACGGCGTCTCCGGGGACGTCGGCGACTTGAGCCATGATGCGTCCCCAGATTTCTGTGCCGCTCATTTCGAGACTAGCGAGGTAGACGTGGCCGGTGTCGGCGAGGTTGAGGGCGGCTTGGAGGGCGAGGATGCTGTTGTGTGTTGGCACCATGGTGTGCCCGGCTAGGTACATGTGGTCTTCGTTGTCGACCTGGATGCAGCGAACCGGGACTGACTTAACGGGTTCGCAGGCGGTGATGTGGCGGCGCAGGTTGCGTCGCTTCTCCGGGATGCGGTTCGCTTTCCTGGGGAGTGTCATGTGGTTGCGGGTGACCATGGCGTGGATGAGGTATGCGGTTGAGTGCGCTTCGTCTCGGCCTTGGACTCGCTTGGTTTTCATTGTGGGGCGCAGCGCGAGGGTGCGCATCAGTTCCATGACGCTATCAGCGAGGGCCTTGTCGACGGTCGCGTACTCCATTTGGCCCGTGGTGGCTACGTAGCCGTCTGAGTCGAGGATTCCGCGCAGGAGTTCGAGGCGCTGCTTTTCGCTAGCTCGTAGGTAGATGTTGGGGATGTGCTTGTTCTGGAGCACCCCGAGTGCGCGTAGGCGGGCGGCCGAGTTGTCTTCTCGGGTGCCTATTGGCTTGTTGGAGAATCTGATTCGGATGCAGTTGTTGTCGTCCTTGTGGGTTGATGTGTAGTAGCCAGCTGTGTTGATGTGGGCCAGGAGAGCGTCACTGTCTTTCTCCCAGGCGGTTATCTCTGGGGTGCGCGAGGTTCCGTCTCCGAGCCAGTAGCCGAAGATGTACGGGTCAATGGGGAGGTCCACTTCGGGGGTACGGATTGGGAGGATGTCCGGGAGCGAGTGGTTGGCTCGCCCGTCCTTGCACCGTACGGTTTCGGCGATCTCCTGGGTGGTGGTGATGCCGGGGAAGTGTTGTCGTTGGTGGTGGGCGTACGGTGATGTGTGTGTGGCGTGCTTGCTGGCTGAGGCGGCTTTGCGCGATGCCCTGGTCTCGGTGAGCCACTGGTGCTGCGCGTCGGCGGTGATGGTCTCGCCGTCGTTGAAGGTGATG